CATCAGGAATAGGATACAAATCTATTTGTCCGTCTCTTTCAGCATCTACACCGTTAGGATTATAGTATAATGGTGCTCCCTGTGTAGGAGTATCTGTTAATAATAAGTTTTGTATAAAGTATCCTGTTGTCTGATAACGTAAGAATACATCTTCTGTGTCGTTGTGTGCAGAGATGATTCTAAACTTGTTTCTAGCACCATCTAAGTTATAATTAAATGTGCCTTGCTGTGTAGTAAATGATACTGTGTTTCTTAATACGTCCCAGTTCCATGCGTCTTCTACTTCTCTTTTAGCATCATTAACTAAAGCACCTACCAAAGAAGAATACCCATTCTGAGATACACTAGATACCTGAGCTTCTCTAAGCCTGACTAGTACATCATTTACTAAATCTAAATATGTTGTTGTTAGTGCCATTAGCAATCCCACTTTCTAAGTGCTTTATTAATCCTACTATTAGGGTCATTTGCTGTTTTACTACCTGTTCTCTTCTTTTTCATACCCTGCATCCTGGCACAGAAACTTTTACGCCTAGCTGCTGCTTTAGGTGACTTCTTTGCCTTCTTAGCAGATACTGGTGGTTTTAGGTTAGCACCAGTAGTTCTTTTAAAATAAGCCCTACCAGCTTTATTAAGACCACCTTTAGGATTTTGATACTTTTTTTGAACCATTCTTCTTCCTTGCAAATGTTCTTACATTGGTAGGTTTACCTCCTGGGTTTCCTGCTGCTCTCTTTCTTCTTACAGCAGACTTTCTTTGTGCTTCTGTCATACTTTTAGCTTTAGACCTAGGAACACATTTAGGGTAGGCTCTTTTGCTGTCCTTAGCAGACTTACGCCCACAAGGCTGAAACTTGCCTTTCTTCTTAGGTGCTCCTATATCTACCCAGTCACCTTTTTTGCCTTTACCAAACCATTCTTTTAGTGACATAGTAAACAACTCCTACAGGTACAACAACGATTATAAAAAATATAACTAAACCCATTTATGCGTAACCTCCGCCTCTCTTTTTATACTCCCTTACTAACCAAGCATTAGAATAAGCTGATGGGTATACATCAAACTTACGTTTAGCCTCTGCTTTAACTCTGCTATACAAAGCCTTGTTAGTAGGTATAGGAGACTTCTTAGACTTCTTAGACTTTTTTATTGCCACTCTTAGCCCTCTTTTGTGCTGTTTTAGAAAGATCTTTAAAATGATAAAGTTTCTTACTAGACTTGGTATGTGTTGCACCAGAATGTGCATCACCATTAGGCATTTTGTGCATTTTGCCTTTGTATTCTCTACCATCTCTAAAGTAATGCGGTACTCCTTTAGCCACGTTTACTCCTTTTCTTTTTTGTTTTTTTAGTTCTTCCAGCAGTTTGCAAAGCTATTGCTACACTTTGCTGTGGTGAATATCCTTCTTTTTTAAGTTTTTTAATGTTACTAGATATTGCATCTTTAGAAGAACCTTTTTTTAATTTAGAACCAGGCATTATGCTTTCCTCTTAGCTGGTTTCTTCATTGGCTTTTTAGCCATCATCTTCTTACCACCATAACTCTTACCCATACCGTTCATGGATTTCTTCATTGGTTTCTTCTTGCCTTTCATCATGCCGTACATAGACTTCTCCTTAGCTTAGTTTTAAAATGATAGTAATAAGTATTAATACAATAGAACCAAAACAACCAATTAAGATTGTTTCAAGTCTCTTGATTTTAGAAAGTGTCTCAGACCATCTCTCTGCACATATTGCTTCATGTGTAGTAAGTCTTTTATCTAATTCGTTTAGTAACTCTTCTGTCTTCATTCTATAACTACCCATGTTTGATTATTTTCGTCCCAATAATACATATTTCCATCATCAGGGTAATCTACTGGTGCTACCCATGAATATATATTTTCATCCAAAGACCAACTTGCATATGGTTTTGGAGGAATAAAAACATCTCTTGTAGAATCATAAGAAAAACCAATACCTGCGTAATTTCCTCTAAACGCAGTTCCGCCAAGAGTATGTTCATTTAATCTTGTGTTATAACTTGTTCTTTTACAAACACAGTTATGAATATTACCGTAGTATTGTTCCCAATTATGTTGAGTATCTGTTTCGTCTTTTCCGGTAATAACTTGTGTAACTATGTTATTCGAATCTAATAAAGCATAATGAGCCATTTATTTTCCTTAAAACGTTACAGTATCGCTTCCATTTGTAAAACTATAAACTTTATAACCTGATCTTGAAGAGGTATCTAAAGAGAAAGTAAGTCCTGCTCCTATGGTCATATCATCAAAAGTATCTGGATAAGCTATAATTACAATACCTTTTCCACCATTTCCTCCAGATTTTGCTGAACCGCCACTAAACGAACCACCACCTCCGCCACCACCGAGATTGTCTGTTCCATTAGTTCCAGTTCCTCCAGGGTCTCCTCCAGCACCACCTCCGCCAGAACCGCCAGAACCACCACTATTACTAACTTGAACGCTACCGCCTCCACCACCACCATAAACTACGTTAGAACCTGTAATATTTACTGTTTTACCTGTTCCTCCGTTTCCACCAGGTTGAGTATTGCTAGAAGGAGTTCCTCCGTTATTTGGTAGCATACCGCCTCCACCACCGCCTGGAAAATTACCTCCGCTAAATCCACCTCCTCCATTACCGCCTTGGCTTCCTGTTCCTCCAGTACTATTACCACTAGGAGACTGATAAGCACCTCCTCCGCCACAACCTCCATTACTTCCATCTTTAGAACCTGACGAAATTCCTGAACCTCCGCCACCACCTGCGTTTCCTGTTACTGTAGAAAAAACAGAATTATTTCCATTAGAACCTTTATTAGAAATAGCAGTAGCACCTGAACCACCTGCTCCCACAGTTAAAGTATAATTTGAACCTCCAGTAACAGAAAAAGTAGAACCTGCACTATAAAAAACAGCACCACCTGCTCCACCTCCACCACCAGAAGTAGTTCCACCTCCTCCTGCTCCTGCTATTACAAATAATTCAATTTCAGAAGGTGCTCCGGCTGCTGCTACCACTGAAGAAAAATTAGAAAATAGTAATTGATGTACTCCAGTCATTATGAAATATTCCCAGTAAGAACAGCTAAATTAGCTGTGTAACTAAACATAATACTTGCAACTCCATTTGCATCTAATGTATGCAAAGCAGTTGCTGCTAAATCTCCTGCTTTAACTGCATTAACAGCAGTACACGCTAAACTTGCAGTACAGCCATTTACAGACACAACTGATACAATATCACCTACAGCAAATACTCCTGTAGGAACAGTTATAATTGCATTAGAAGCATTAACATTTATTTGATTACCTGCGTCTCCTATAGCTAAAGTATAGTTGCCTGATATATTTTGACTTACAGGTATATCTCTTAAATCACCATCTTGATCTGATACTGTAGAAGCTCCTGTTAGTGTTCCTCCAACATTTACATTACTACTTAATCCTGCACTACCTGTTACACCTAAAGTACCTGTTACAGAAGCATTAGTACCAATATTAAGTGTTCCTGAAGCAGTAACATTATTTGTAATTCTAAAAGCACCTCCAGCAGATACCGCACCTGCTACATCTAATGTAGATGGTTTTATGCCTACTTCTACAATATCATTACTACTGTTTTTTGTATAAAGTCTTTGATCTAAAGTATTGATTGCTAACTCAGCACCGCCAGTGCTATTTGTTAAGTCAGCAGTGGCAGGTACTCCTGTTGTATCCTTTTTCTTAGTTAGAATAGTTGTCATGCGTAAGTACCCCCTTCAATTGTACTTGATTCTGTTAAAACTGTGCTTCCTCCATCTTGTAGCACTCCTGTAAAGTTTGCTGTAGCTGCATTTAAAAATGCTATGTTAGCATCGTATCCTTGTACTAAAGAACCTATATCAGCAGATGCTAATACATTTTCTCCGTTTTCTTGTAATACACCAGTAAAGTTAGCCGTAGCTGCGTCTAGTTTTGCTGTGTCTGCGTCATATCCTTGTACTGATACGCCTATGTTAGCTGATACTAGTACATTATCACCAGCTTCTTGTAAAACTCCTGTAAAGTTTGCTGTAGCATCACTATAATTTACAGAAGACGATGCTGCTGCTGTAACAAATTCTATATCATCTTCAGTTGCATTTACTGCTAGAACAAAGGTAGCATTACCAGAATAAGAAGGCAACAAAGCTACTCTAGCAGAAGCTACAGTAGTCGCACTTGTTCCACCTTCACTAATTGCTAATGGTAACTGTTCAAAAGTAGCAGTACCAGCACCACCAGTACCTCTAAAAAAAGCCATAATTATTCCTTAACAAAAAAACCCTCCGAAGAGGGTTATTATGTTTACCAATTTGGTCTACCCACAAGGGCTGTGTATTCAGCAGTAGCTAAGTCAATTGCTCCGCCTGTATTATTATTTACTTGAAACGTAACTTGGCTTGTTCCAGTAACATGTGCTGTTAAATCTAGGTCTGCTACGTCTACACTAGCAGCTACTCCTAAAACCATGTCACCTAGTCCAACACCAGAAACAGTTACACCAGTAGCTTCTTCATTACCATCTGCTACTGAACCAAAGTTAAATGTGTCTTTAATAGTCCAGGTATCAGAGAAAGCTCCCTGAAACTGTCTATGTTGTCCTCTTTTTACTGTAGCCATTATTCATCCTTATAAAGAAAAGGGTTGACTGCTAGAGCCAAC